GTGATCGAACATAAATTTCCTCCATTGTTTTTAATAATTGTTTAGGGTCATGTTCGGTGCATTTCGGCAGACCCAAATCACTCAACTCACATTTGTCTTTCCAAATATCTTTAAACTTGTGTAACAAAAAACATGGGCTGCATTTGCAAGGAGCCTGAATCGAGTAATCATTCTCCCAATACTTTGTAAGGTTTGCCTTGCCTGTATGTGTCAGCAAGCATATCTTTGGTACACTAAATGCTCCGGCTACTGTTAGCAATCCAGTCTCAGGACCAATTACCATATCAGCATACTTCGTTAGAAGCATTGCCTGACGAAAGGGTATGCCATCGCCCATAACCATTGTGTTGATTACCTGTGGATGGTCAAATGTAAGCAATTTACTTGCACTGTCCCCCAATGTTATCATTTGAGCGTCAGGATGCTTATTTAAAAATGTCCGTGCAACAGGTTCAAAATACCGATAGACCTTATGAACAGAAGAACCAGTTAATGCCCAGATTAGAAGAAAAACCTTCTTATTCTTCCTTCGCCACTCTTTTCCTTTTGCTGTTTCTTCTTTGCTGAAGCGAACCTCACTGCGAGGCTTGTTCGGCACATAGCCCGCTCTCTCAACATGGGCATCAAAATAGTTTTGCGAACCCACGATTGCTCGTCTTTCTTCCAAAGATTTATCATAATTAGGATTCCCTAATGCAAAAAGGAATTTGTCTTCGACTACGCCTGTAAATATAACGGTTTTGTCGAAATCTTTTTCAACTTTCTTGTAGTGATCTCCGAGTTCGCTCAGGGGGATCACATCATCCTTAAAGTGCATCCACTCATCTATGCGAGGATCGTGTTTTAAAACCTCTTTAGCCCTATCATTTCCGTAATAAGTAATGTGGTAGCCGTCTTTTTTAAGGTATGGAAACACACAGGAAGTCATTATGCTATCCCCATATGCTCCGTGACGGATAATTAGGGCTTTTTTTTCAGTCATCCTCCAGTCCTTGATTGCTCTGCCCACCCATAACACCAAATGGATCAACAATTACCTCTATTTCCTTGTAACCTAATTCCTTGAATGCCATGTATCTCTTGAAGCCATCCAAACGCTGTCCGTTTGTGGCAACCAAAATAGGCCGTATCTTCTTACCCAGTTTAATTAACTTCTTTATATATTTGATTCCGGTAGTATGATCTGACCAACGATCAGGTTCGAGCGGTAAATGCCCAGGATCATATGGTTGTACGCTATCTATTGGAACGGTTACTCGTGTTGGAATCTCTACATCCCCATATGGAAAATCCTCTATTAATTCATTTTCCTCAAGTGCCTGCTTAAACATACCCGCAATCTGTAAAAATTCACCTTGAGTCATATGAAGTCTTAAATCTCTATAATGAAAATGAACCGTATTATCTCTTTGTGATTCAATTACTGCCCTATTTGTATAGTATTTGGTGTCTGGGTTGATTCTATGATTAGACATGACCTGCACTAAAAAATTTGGATCACCCTCAGTATATCTGTACTCTTCTATGGATTTCTCTGTTGCTAATCCTAAATTATTTATTGCATGTCTAAATTCTGCCCACTCATCTTCTGACATATCAAACCTAATGTTTCGGTAATGTAGATGCACATCCTCACACAAATCTACCCAGATTGCATTTGGCGTTAAATATCTTGGAGTTATTGTTTCAGCAGCCAAAACCTTTCTTATATTTCCCATTACATCCTTTCTGATATAAAATAAAAATCACTGTCTCGATCCCATAAACTTTTTATCAGTTCAAGCCTGGTTTCAAGCCCATTATAACCATTTTGAATATGACCATGAAAACAATGGCATCCATCAGTTATGCTATACATATCGTGTATCACTGTTTTTCCAGCATCATATTTAAAGTTTAAATCATCCGATGGTTTCGCAAAAGCATTGGTTCGATTTGTGGCAACCCAAAAACCATACTGTCTTAAAACATTATAAATTGGTTCACTTATTCTCCACCAAGGGGCCTTAAATCCTTTAACGTAATGCCCCCTTTTATAAAACTTTAAAACCTTACCAATGGCTCTTGCTTTGTTGTCCCAAATCCATTCATCTTTATTGATATGAGAAGAACCATGAATTGCCAACTCTATCCAAGAATACGTATTGTGTATTCTCTCTAACCAATAATTAGAACTCTTTTCCGGTATAACAAACATTGTGCATTTGAACTTTGGATATGTTCTTTTTAAATCAAACAATGCCTGGAATGTAGTGTGTGTAACATAGTCCTCTGAAAAATCATCAAAGTTGACTATTACAGATTTTGTTTTATCCACAAATCTACCGCTTCTGATCTTGGCCGTTCAAGGAAAAAACCAATATTAAACTGTAAACACTTTGGGCTATAAAGCTCAGTATTCCAATAACTATATGGAACATCATAATATAATTCGCCATCTTGATTCCACAATCTGTTTACCATCTCTCTGCCGCAATAGTAAGTTGGCCCATCTAATTGAAATACGTCATAATTATTTGTGCGGTTGCGGATAAATACTCCCTCATCCTTGTAATCAGAAGACATGAAATCATCATAGAGTTCTTTACATAAAGCTCTTGATGTTTTCCACATTCCCAAACAGATATATTTACTTCCATCTGGACGCTTAGAATACCATCTGTAACCATCCATACCAGTTAAGGCTACTATCTCTGCATCATTGTTCCAAACTTCATCAATGTTTTGCAGGAACAGGGCATCAATATCCATCCACAACAAGGTATCATATTCTTCTGAAACATAATCTGTCATTGAAATGCTTATGCTTCTTAGGTTTGGCCTATCTCTTCTTTGGAACTGAACACACTCTACACCAAGATTGATTAATTCATCTTCTATCTCTTTGTGTACGCCATCAATGATACATAGCATATGAGTCGTCTTATCAATGCGCCTAAAAGACTTAAACATATTCAAGGCATAGTATTCTAAGTTTTCATTGGTAGCAGAAACCAACACCTTATTCATGCTTACCAATTATAGTGATAATGTTCTTCGTGCTAACCCCTGTTCGGTACATGGATTCATCATAATTTATCCCAACCGTCTTATATCCACATGATTTAAGGAGTGCCTTGATACTATTCATAGAAAAATAATGCACATGTTCTTCAGGCATATAATGTCGCCACAATGGTAGCTTCTTTTTGTTTTGGGGAAAATCATCAATGGATGGAGTAGAAATAAAAACATAATCAGGTTCAAAGCCAGCTATCGTTTTATTTGGTTCTGTTAAGTGTTCTATGGAATCCCAAAATGTTACAACATTATAAAAACATAAAAGATTATTAATATCGCAATACTCACCGTATGGGTTAATATCAAAACCAGAGGCTTGAAACCCGTCGCTATTACAATGTTTAACAAAAGTTCCAACGCCACAACCAAAATCTAATACTGTACCTTCCGTTACGAACTGCTTTACTGTGTTATGGCGTAGTTTCTGGAGTTTTTTGCCTGTTTCAGTCTTTTCATATCGTTTATATTTGATAATATATGATTTATCATACATAGAATAATCTGGCTTAATATCACTTGAGATTAATCCACACTCTTTGCATATATGCAAATCATCAACCAATGGTTTCATTTCTGTTTTACAGGCTATACACTTCATATCTTTTTCCACCACACTCCATGAGTTGAAAATCTTTCCAGTGTTACAGGTTTATCTGCTATAAATTCATGCACAGCTAAATTTGCCCCAGCCCAATATCCATAATCATCGCAAATAACCCAACCGCCAACACTAACCTTATCATATAGCGTTTCCAGGCATATCTTTGTAGACTCATACCAATCTCCATCTATATGAAATATCGCTATCTGTGGAATTTTATCTTTATGTTTTAGTAATGTGTCTACAAACCAACCTTTTATTATATGAAATCTATTTGGGTTCAACTTTAACCCATTAAACAACAAATCTGTTACAAACGTTGGATCACCAGCACAGCTTCCCTCTTCTCCCTTAATCTTGTTGTCATGGCATTGATAATCTATGGTTTCTGGTTTTGGGCATCCTTCAAATGAATCAAATCCCCAAACCTCTCTATCATTAAAACATGATAATGCAGCCAAACTACCTCCATACATTACCCCACATTCTACTATACAACCATTGAGGGAATGATCTTTTCCAACATCAAACAATAATTCAAATCTTTGTTTATTTATTCTGCTATATTGTCTTGCTACATCATAAATTACATCTTCTGCTTGACCCATAAAATCCCCTACATATATACCGGACTACCATCTGCCGGCTCACTCCAGTTGCGAACATGCTTTGCTTTATAAACTTCTTCCATTCTACTGAGAACCAACTCCTTATCAAAATCCACACAAATCGGAAGGGTAGTTTCTTGATTAATCGGACAGTTTCTTGTATTGTAAATCGCCCTGGTGCATGGACTACACCACGCATCAGATTGTAGGCTGTAATCATTCTTATCATTGCCAACGATATTCTTTAAACTTGCAGCAGTGAGAAGCATAATCTTTGGTGTTCCAAACGCACCAGCCCCTATGCCCAATCCTGTTTCTGGAGTAACCACTAAATCAACATATTTGGTCATAAGCAATACTTGCCGATATGGTATCCTCCCAGACTTGTGTATCACCCTTGGATTATCCCACTCAAATTTGTGGCAGAACGCATCACCCGTTGTAAAAATTATTGTATTTGGATGTCTCCTGATAAATTCGTTACATATATCTTTAGTGATTGGATAAATGGCCTTCTGCCACATCGAACCCCTAAACGCCCATATCATTAAAAAGTTGCTTGCATATGTTTCCAAATATCGTTTCATAAAGTGGTGTTCTTCTCTTGGATAATATAATTCTCCAGTTTTACCCATATACTTTTCATCTGTAAAACCAGCCCATTTCATAGTCTGATCGTAATAACAAATGTTAGTATTTTTTCTTCTTCTTTTTTCCAAAGACCAAAAATATTCTGGAGAATGTTCTGGAGCGATTAATGCGTGTTCCAGCGAACCACTAAAATCTACAAATTTATCATATCTTTTTTCCGTTTCTCTGTGTAAATCATATAACCAATTTTCTCTTTCCCCCTTCCATCTTGGATCAGCCGGATCTAATACTACATGATGATCTATTCTTGGATTATAATTATGTATTTGAACTCCTTTAATATTATATTCAAAAGTAATATCCCAACCTTCATCATCAAATACTCTTATTACATTAGTCATATGAACATGATCGCCATATGCCCCAGCCCTCACCAAATATACTCGTTTCATAAAATCCTTAAAAATGGGGGAGAAAACTTACATCTCTCCCCCAGCTAAAATTAACCTCCGGCAAACTTCTCTACATAAGTTACATCAGCACCAACCGTTACAGTACCATCAGCAGTAGCCGCAGTTCCCAACTCAAGGCTAAACACTATATCATCACCAGATGCAAAGTCTGTCTCTGTAACTGTACCATCTATTACTGTATTATCAGCACCAGTAGCCATATTAGCCGAACCGAAAGGCGTAACCGCACCAGTTCCAGCAAGAGACTTAGAAATTGCCATGTTGATTTGTTCTGTTGCAACGGTTGCAGTCATTGTATGCCCAGATTTAATCCGAGCATTAAAATCCTTGACTGTGCACGCATTCATTATTGTCTTTCTCTCTACTTCAATACGGGTAGCAATAGTACCAGTATGTGTAGTAGCATCGTCAAAACTCCTGGTTTGGACGGCATAATATCTCTGATCGTCATAAGGCATAATATACCTCCTTCTTTTAAGATTGGGGCAGGAATATCCCGCCCCTTGTTTATTGTTTAATTAATTAAGTTGAAGAATCATACTTGACTATGTTGTTATCCGGATCGGCTGCCCAAAATATTTGATAAGCATTAATCAAATACCATGCCAGGCCCTTACTCCTTCCAAAATCCGTTACTTCCTTCGGTATGATTTCAGGTGCATAGGCTACTCCTTCAAGGACTGGTGCTTCATTGCCTCCAAAGAAATACGCTTCACCGAATGCATTAGCCGTACCTATGGTATTGTCCAACCCATGATTGGTTTTCACAAATCTACAATCATAAAATCTGCCGAATTCTCCGCTTGCAGGATATTTAGTATATTTCAGAATACTCTCTACATCATCATACATACCTCTTGCAGCGCTGGATGAAAGAATTGCCATATAATTTTGCCCATCATATGTTTCTGCTTTCATCGTCTGATAGAGATAATCAACTATCTGTTTAGTATGATACGTATCAAGATGATCCCCACAGGTAGCTGTTGCAGTTCCACTCGTAGAAAAAGAACCGCCGCCACTTGCCGTGCCATGATATCTGATCTTGCAGTTATCAAACTCATCTTCTGCCGCGATATCAAGTACCTTAGCCATATCGTTCTTTAAAACCTTCACAGGCAATTTTCTATCATTTGTTTGCGCAAGAACATCATACTTTTTAGTCCAGGGGATTGAATTTCCTCTTTCTTTCATGGTAGCTGTTGATTGATAGAGCCTATACCCATGTGACGGTATTGTGCTTGTTTCAGTCAACGTGCCCCCAGCAGTATCAATGTTCCCTGCCTTATCAAACAAGAAGGTTTCACCTGCATTTCTGCCCCACTCTTCCCTAACCTCACAAAATTGAGTAAATCTCATATCCGGCTGTGCAGCCGTCATAACTTCTCTGGTTAAGAGAGGACTATAGCGATAACCCCCCTGAGTGGAAGTGGCCCATAATTGTCCAGCCATAATTATCCTCCTTTATTAATCTTCACCATATTGCATTCGATGTTGTCTCTGTTCCCTCGCAGATGTATAAGCATCTTTTGAGGAAAAATCCTCTTCATCGTTAGCTTTCTTAGTGTTTGTTTTTGTGTTAATGCCTGCAACATCAGTCGCAGACTCCTTGATCTTCTCTCGTTTCTCTGTCACTGAGTTTGCTCCTTCATTTTTAATGCGATTATACTGCTCAATAGCAGCATCCACACCTTTCCCGATTACTTCATCCGGTTGCGATAGAATACGACCATGCTCAAGATTTTCCTGTTGCATGAGTTTTGCCGATTCCATTTCCGCAATTCCCTTCAAAAATGGGTCTTACATCACAAAGGCCTTATCAGGGTTTTTTAGAGCATAATCAGATTCAAGCACTTTGATTTCCAACTGGCTTACCCGCTGCATTGTTTTCTGATCGGGTTGAGGAGATGATGTTTGTTGAGTGGAAGACGAATCTCCGTCAAGCAATCCATCAAACTGTGAAAGGTCAACAACTTTTTCATATCGCTTATAGCGATCTATTTCAGTTTGCAACCTATCTTTTTCAGCCCGTTCCTCCTGCCATGATCGTGTTGAACCGGCAAATCGGGTTTTAGCCTCTTCTAATTCACCTTTAAGTGCTGTCACTTCTGTTGTGGTGTCATCGACCTTATCATTTGGAGAGAGAGTATCATTCCCTGTATCCACACCACCAGTACCACTGGAATCACCGTCTACATTAAGAGTGGGATCTTCCTGTGGATTTAAACCATTAATCTGTTCGTCTGCCATTACTTCCTCCTAATTATAGAGTTCTCATATTGAGAAGTGTCTTATTTGCTCTGAAGCCAGAGCCTAAACTGTTTCATCTCATTATACGCTTCAACTAAAGCATATCTCTGATGAAGGTCTTTCACAGAGCAGAACTGTGCTTCAAGGACAGCCAGCCGATTAATCAGGTATGGCTCTATATCATCCTTGTAGACAGGGGTGCCCTGAAATTCCTTTAGTCGTCTTCTTTGGTCTTCTTCTGCCACATTCCCTCCAGTTTATTCTTATAATCCTTTCTATCTCTTATCCGTTTAAGATAATCTTCCGGTATATAATCCCAATTAAGGTTAGAGTCATTTAGTGATGCTTTTCTGATTGGTCTCATTGGATTGTTTTTCCTTTAACCCAGCTAACAGCATTTCAAGCATTCTGTCTTTTTGATTCTCTTCTGCTTTCTTCTGGAGTTTTATCATTTCTTCTTTAAATTCCAACTGCCATTTTTCAGTCTCATGTCTCCATTCCGCTTGCTGCGCCTGAACCTGCATACTCATTGCCTGCTGTTGCTGTTGCTGTTGCTGCTGCTGTACTACTTTTACCTCATCATCGGTCCTGATAAGCTGTTCCTTCCTGTCAAAAGCAAAGGCATCATTGAATCGCTTTAAAAATTCATCCCATTTAGGATATACCTGTGCCTGATCGGGGAGAGCATTCAGCATCTTCACATACACACCCAGCTTATTAAGCCGTTCTTGCCTATCAAAGAAAATTGATATGCCTCTACCCACAATATCCAAATCAGTGACAATAAGGGCTTTTTTCTGCGATTCAGTCAAAGCATCTAACGTCATACTTTCTTCAGCAAAAACCGCTTTTATTTCTGGATATTGTTGAAAATCACTCATATATTGGACTACCAAATCTCTTGCACGATCAATACATTCAACAAGAAAAGTGGTTTCTATATCTTTCGCTATAGAAACAAAATCTTCTACTGCTGACCCACGTTTACCTTCATATTGTCCAAGGGTTTCTGCTCCAGCAGACGGCATAGATTGAATATAATCAGTGACACTTGTGTCGCCTTGATAAAAGTGTTTTAATTCCTGAAGAAGACCCATTGCCTTCTCAGGCGATGTCCCAATCTCATGGTGAGTAAAGGCTGGTTTTTCATATCCAGAACGTTTCTTTACAAATTTACCAGGATATAATTCTGTGAGTTCCGATTTTCCTGTTTCAGTAAGCGCGAGTTCATCAACTTCATTGATTCCCAACATTATCCATTTGAGATTATCGACTTGTAGATTTACAAATTCAATAATAGAGTTCTCAAGTCCTGCAACATCCTGGATAAGCGTTCTACCAATATGTCTGAATAAAACAGGTAAAGGGGAGTCAAACACATATGGGGTCTTTTTGTGATAAAAAGGGTTGGTTCGGGGTGGAAGAAGAAGATATTTCTCATTACCAACTACAAAATGACAGTTTTTCTTCTTAATATTCCCTTTCCGATCAAGTAAGGGCCCCCAGAAATGAGAAATTAGAACATCTTTGCGGTATGGATTAACAATATCTCTATTGATTCCAAGTCTATTCAGCCTATCATCATCATCTTTTGGTAGCTTAGAGGTTGAGTAATCACCAGCTACCATGTGTTTAACAGCAGCATCATCGAATGGCCCCTTTTTCGATTTAGATAGTTCTTTTAATTGAGGGAGTTTAACCCATTCATCTTCAATTTGTATCATTTTATCAAGAGTAAAATGAAAATTATATGGATTGATTAATTTAACTTTCAGTCTTGGCAATTTTTTTGTAACAAGATCATTATTTGCTACATCTATTGTCCAGTGATCTTCAACATCTTCAACCCAGAATTTCAATATCATCAAAGCTAAGGTAAAACCCGATTCAATAGCATTGCTGAATTTGTTAATAAATTTATCTTTATCAAGATGAGTTTTTACTATCCGTTTCGATACTCCACATAATTTTTTCCTTTTTTCATCAGACCCAATAGTAGCAAAATCAAAATAATTTTCGGCATCTAATAGGGCTTTTTTTATCATGCGAACAGCTTTTTTAATTGTAGGCTTCCCTATAGGAACATAGCTTTTAGATTGCCACTCCCTTTTTTTGCTCCAGTCTTTTTTGCACATATACTGATCGAGTGAAGCATCTTGCGCAGCCCTAATGTCTTTTATGCTGTCTTCACATTCTGCTTTAGAATTTGTAAAATATTCAATGATCTGATCTTCTGTTAAGCCTTCGTATTTTCCTGGACGTGCCATATTTATCCTTACATTATTAATTCTTTATCAGCATTGCCCCAAAAATCATTAAATTCTTCCTGAGAGTACATCCGTTTTGCTAAAGATTTATTTAGAGCTAATGTACGCCATACTTTTGGATGATCTATTTCTACCCTACCTGAAAATCCTTTATCCTTTGTAGTCTGCGATTCATAATGTATTGCACCGCATCTATCGCAAATAAATACCATGTCGAGACTATGGCCATTTGGGTTATCATTAAAAATCCTATGGTCAAATATCCAATGATGTTTAGGGCAATTTTGAGGGTTATAGCGATAATACCATTCCTCATTATCCCTTCCGCAAACCATACAGGTATAGACTTTGACCGTATGGTCATCTTTGCTGGCTGTATAGCTGTATTTTAATGGACCTTGACAATATTCACAGAGTTTTGTCATTGCTCTATTTTTAACCATCCATTATCTACTAGTATTTGATAAATACATTGACTAAATCCTTCAATTGCATTTTCATTCTCATTAAAAACATGGTGTGCAGTCACATAATCTACCGCATGGAGTAGTTCATGGATTAGAGTACAGAGAATAGATGCGTCTGGCCTTAGCTCATGGCTCCAAGAATCTCTGTCATCAATACTAATTGTTTCCCTTTCGCCATCATGAGATCCAGAACGATCACCACGTTCTGTAAAGTGATACGGAAATGTAATTTTATACCAATGCCCGCCTATTTTAAGTTTAGATGGGATTTTTATCTTGTCCCCCTTTTCTTTCTTAAGTTCGTTCCTCGTGGGGATAAAGAACTTTCTTTTCCAAATAATCGCTTATGCCTTGTCTTACGCTCTGCCTGGCTTCTCGGGTGTCCATTCCGTCTTGTTCCTGCTGCCATTATTTACCTCACGAATTTTCCCATAATGCTGCATCATATCCATAAATTCTATAATCAACAACTATTTCAACATCTCCAGAACAAGTTATTTCTACATAGCATCCTGTATTACATTTCTTTTTATAACCAAGCATAGCCCCATTTAAGCCAAGAGCACTTGCATCATAGGTTGTGGTTGGTATTGCTTCATCTCCACTTGCTTCTGTGCTATCATATATAGTTATCGTAGGGTCGTTTACACCATCAGTCCCTATCAAAAATCCTATTATAACTCCCGTGCCGCTAAAAATACTTCCTGACTCTGTCAATTTTTTGGAACTAATTAATTCATCCATTTCAACTCCTTACGATTAAATAAAGGCTATACATTATCCTTTAAATAAAAATGTGATTGAAAGCCAGGTAAAGAGCCATCCGAGACTTCCCAATCCTAATATTACATATTGCAATCTAGCGATATATTGTTTAAGTTGTTTATAATCACACAAATCTTGTGCAGGAATGTGTATATTTTTAGCTTTTCTAAAAACTGTCCATGCTATTTCAATATCCTTTATTAAAAGTCCTTCTTGAAGTTCCTTGTAGAATTCTTTGG